GGCAGGTATATGTTGCCTCACCGGAGTCGTCGTATTCGAGGCCAACACAGAGGCCGCCGTGCTTCTTTGCGGATTCGCCGCATTCTCGACAGGGCATACTTCTATTTATCTCGCAATGCACTTAACTCTTTCGGACCCACCGGCAATTGCTCGAACTCGTCGGGGAGCGGAATGTCGGCAAGTTCTTCTTCGAGGTTCATACCATTACTTACATTGCTACCGCCTTAAGTCTTCCGGTACGCTCGACTCGTCCCACGTTGAACGATACTCCGAGCGATGGTCCTCCGAGCAGAACCACTTCACACCGCTTGCGTCACGCGGTATCAACTTATAGCCCCACTTCTGCTTCACGTACTGCCCGCAAATCTCGCATTGAGTCACGGCATTCCCTCGTCGTACCATTCGCTTCGATTATCCCAAGCGAGACTTTCAACAGCGACCGTTCCGTTCTCGTCAGGCATTTCGTCTCCTGCGTCGAACGACACCATACCGGACTCTCCGCATCGCCCGCACTTCCTGTTAAATGGTTGTTTGATAACTTTGCTCCGGCGAGTCTTGCCCGCTTTACAACCGCAATTCGGGCATCCAAGATAATACTTGTATTCGTCGGAGCGGTCACGCTTATTGTGGCAACTCGATGGGTCGGCTCCCAACTTCGCGGCAAGCGCCTTCCAGTTATGGTTGTGCTTCTGCGAACAGCCGTGCATCTCGTAGACGACAGCGTGGGCCACCTCGTGCCGAATGGTATCGAGATAATCATCAATGTTGCCCTGCTCGAAAATCTTCTCGTTGATAACATTGATGTGATGCCCACTACTGCGTCGAGTCTGCGTTACCTGCTTGTTGAATCGACGCTTGCCGCCGAACCGAGCATTATACTTGCAGTACCCGTTTCGACCATCCCATCGAGCCACGCCCATATGCAGGTTCGAGCGAGGGAGGTGGTCTGCCAACTCGGGATATTCGTCGTAGAGGCGGTCTGCTTCCGCTTTTGCCATCTCAAGCGCGTCGTCCTTCTCCGAAACCGGAATAGGCTTGCTCTCTGCCTGAGTGACAACCGCTTCTTCCTCCTTCTCACGAGGGTCGGTCCCGTTCTTAATCGCTTCAAGGTTCGACAGCATTTGGTCTACTTCTTTGCTCATACTTCTACTTACTCGACTATCCACTTAACTCTTACGAAGCGCATTCGCACACTTACTCGATACGACACTTCGCACTTCCTCGTCCGGCAAGTCGTCAGGGATATGTTCATTAAGGACAGCATCCGGCAGTTCTCCCATCAGCGACATCCCGTCTCCGTCGAGTTCCTCTGCGATTTCGAGAATGTCTACATCGCTGATATTTGAATCAACTACCTCGTCAACTGATGTATCCTCGTAGGAGCGGTCCTGTTGCCACGGGAACTCCTGAAAGCCAACATATCGACAGACTGCTGTCCACTTTGACCCGTAGGAATCGTCTGCCACGAGCATCGACACGAGTACCGACAGGTCTTCCCGCTGTCGATTCTCAAGAGCAGTATACATTCTGTCCGGCGATACGTCAAGCGTGCCGTGGTCCTCGAATCCTTTATATAGTAGCATCACCTCTCGCGGAGTTGCTTCTCCATCTTGGCACATTTCTGACAGCGCCTTCACCTGTGCTGGCGGATTGTTCCACGTCATCAGAACGCTGACATTACCTGAATCTCGGCCATCCGCTCAACCTCGTTCCGAAGCCGGTCTTCATCGAGAACCAGCAAATCAGCAATCTCGTCCGAATACTCGACAACTTCGTTCATATCGAGCGCGTTAACTTCAGGGTCGAGCATCGCCTGTTCAAAGACTCTATCCGCGTAGTATTGGTATCCACGTTCCATATTTAACAATTCTCGGCCATTACCTTAAACCTTTCGCAATCTCTTTTGCAAGTGCAGGCGGCACGGCGTTGCCAATCTGTTTGAGAACGCTCGACTTTGTTCCCACGAACTCATATTCATTCGGGAAACTCTGAATAGCCGCACATTCTCGCGGCGTGCCAACTCGGTCCTCCGAGTAATGCACAAACGGTGCGTTGTGATTCTCCTTAATGGTTGGCGCAGGCTTGTCTGGATGAAGCCGTCGCCACGCCTCTTTGTAGGAGTCGTAGACTGATTCCTCGTAGTCGATAGCCGCCATCTTGTCAATCGTAGACTGCTGGTGATTTGTAAACGTATGATTAGGCGAGCCGGAGAAATCCTGCTCAAGAACGCTCGACACAGCCTGAACCTCGTCCTGAGTAGTAGGCTGTGGATAAGACGGGAAGCGTCCACGGGTTCCGATAAAGAACACACGCCGCCTCGTCTGAGCAATGCCGTAGTCCGTTGCGTCAAGCGTTTGGTGGTCCGTCTCGAAACCCATAGACCGCAGACGGGAGTGAATATAATCTGTCACGCTTCCATCATAACCGGACAACTCCATTGAGAGAATCCCGACCACGTTCTCCATCACTACCGTCTCTGGCTCGAAATACTCGACGTAATCGAGGAACCGTGCAACCAACTGATTCCGCTCGTCGTCTTCCTTCCGCTCACCAGCGAGGCTGAAACCCTTGCACGGCGGGCCTCCGATAACTACATCGACCTGCTCTTTTGCAACAGGCAACTCGCTTGGCTCGGTGGAATGCATATCTACCTCAAGACCGACACTCGGATGGTTGAGGCGATACGTCTCTAAGGCATCATCCCATACGTCAACACCAGCGAGAACTCGATAGCCTGCCTGCTCGAATCCGTGGCTCAAGCCACCAGCGCCAGCACATAAGTCTAATACGTTCTCCATACTCTCCATTGGCGCTATGGGTACTTAACTCCGTCGATTCTGAACCAACTCCCGATGACTCCAATGTTCTTCATCCTCTTTGACGTGACCCGGCCTGACGTATTTGCCGAGGCGTTCTTCAATCTGCCCATACTGGAAGGGCAATGCTGAACGGATGACGATACCCTCGTGCCCTTGGTTCACGACGTTTTGTGACAATCCATAAGCATAATCCCAAAATTCATACGAATTGTCAAATTCTCCTATCGAGTAGGCAGGCGGCGTGGCTGGTGGAGCAAGCGTCAGGTCCAATTCTTCCGCGATTGCCGTCGTCTCGTGCCAACCGAGCCACAGGTCATAGCGAGTATCGTACACGCCGAACACTTGGAAATAATCCCGAAGTGCTGGCCCAACGTCTTCACATTCTTCCTCGCAGTTGCATCCGTAATGAATGCTGTGCTTCGCATATAGCCACTCTCCGAAGATTTGCAGATGCTCGGGTATCTTCTCGTAGAGGTTGTTCTCCCAATACCATTGCTTCGCCATATCGAAATGCTCCTTGTTGGCCTGCCGACCATTCCTCGCTCGAACGGGATTATCCGTATCTTTCACAAGCATTGCGTTGCCTCCGTCCATCTTGACGGTTGCAACGAGTGGATAGTCGATAAAGTTATCCACCTGCTCGTGTGCAGTATCATCGGTATCCCGCTCGTGTGACCACGGGAGATGCCGCGTACTTGGATATTTGATACGAGAGCGGTGCTGTCTCCACGGAGGCGCAGGGAGTGGCTCACCCCACTTATCCACGTCGTTCCTGTGCATATGGCTGATGCTTTCTGGTAGTGGCGTCTTCTCCACACCCGCCCATCGCCAGAACGCTTGCGGAGGAATCACATTATCCTCTGCGAGCCTGTGATGCTGATTGCAGACGCTCGCTCCATTCGGCGTAATGTAGCCGCCGTCGTACCATAACTTACGCTCGATTATATGGTGTGCATCTACAGCATCCTTAGAACACGCTGGGACTATGCAGTTGTGGTTATCCCGCTCGAATACTGTTTCTCGAAATTTGCTTCGTCTCATATTCATCTATTACACGGCAACTACCTTAAACGTTTTGGCCACTTATACTCAAATCCGTCTGGCGCATCTCCCATATATTTATACATTTTTTCACTATCATCTACTGTAAACCAAATGCTTCCCCTATCCCAAGAAGGCTCAGGTAAGTTTCTGGAACTAAACAATTCCTCTATCCTCTCCTTCTTTTGACTTTGAACTCCAATTCGTAGAGTACCTCTATTCTCACTTGTATTGATATTTCCATCAGAACAATACCAATGCTTCAAAACTGTTGGTGATAGTTCTATATCGCTTGGGAAAACCTTTTTTCCAGAAGAATACCACTGCCGGTACTCATTAAAGATGGGGTGATTTCGTGTTCGCCAATTATAAACATCTTTACACGAGTCTTCAGTTGCAGAATTACTAAATTCTGATTCTCTTGTTTGTTCTGCAACTTTCTTTGCACTAACTGCAAGATGTATATTATTAGTAGATAGACACCCAAACTGCGTATTGAGCATCTCCAAGTATCTTCTATTTGTCATATTAACCTGCAAATATGAGGTTGATGAATCTTCCTTTATATGTCCATCACCCATTAACAGACCTGTAACAATCTTGTGTTGTGTATTAGACAACTCTGGTCTATGTGTCGGGTTATATTTCCAATGCCCTCCCAATCTTTTATATCTCTCTCCACAGTCTGGACAAGATGGCCATTCGTTTGGTTTGTGGGACGGCTTCTTGTAGTAGTGAGACTTATATAGACACTTAAATTCATCACCGCAAGTTTCGCATATACTTCCCATACATAGTGTAGCACCTAATGGTACTTAAACCTTTCGGTCAATGTGGTGAACTTCACCTGCCCCATCGGGGTCTGCCGTGACAGGATTATCGCAGGTTGGGACGAGGCACTCGCCATCATCCCGACTCACACAAATCTGCCTGAAATTGCTTCGTGACATACTCTTACTTCACTCGCCATCCTTATAATAGTTGTGGTATATGTCCGAGACGAACCCTGCCACGAAGAACAGCCACCCTATCCAGAGCGCCGTGAGTGGAATAAACGGGAGCCACGAGCCAAGCATCAGCACTATCGCAATGAGATAGAGGATGCCAGTAGGCTCCTTCATTGAACTTCCTCGATGGGTTTGACCGTCTCCCAAAAGTCTCCGCTTGCCTTCTCACGGAGATACTCTTTGCTTCCGTAAAACCACGAGCCATCCTCGTCAAAGGAGGACTTGCTGTATGCGAGTCGGATGCGGTACAGTTGCTCGCTAAATTCTTCGTTTGTGAGAGGTTTCGTCTCGAATCTGTCGTGGTTGAAGAAGCCTTTGTTGATGTGATGCCACGTCCCGCATTCTCGGCAGGCGTAATAACGTGAAGACTTCTCACCACGTCGCGTAATATGCTTCTGACCGCACTCCCGGCACTCCGCTCGGAAGTAATCGAGCCGTCCGTCCATTCCGACGACTTCCTTACTCAATGCGCCTGAGATGTATCCCTTCGGGCGACTGCTCATTGAGCGACCTGTGCGGTATTCATCTGCAATTTTGAGTTGTTCTATGTAGGGGCGTCGTGACATTGTATCTGTATAGAGGGTGGGTATATATTTAAGTCTTGCTAAAACTCATCATCGAATAGTTTCTCACGTTGCTCCATCTCTCGAAGTTCTTTCTCGTGTTCTCGCTCTGCCTGATTATCGAAGTACCGATACGCCGCAATGACGCAAAGTGCAAGCACGATTGCCAGTACGAGCAGGACGAACACTAATTTGACTACCATATTGTTATCACCTGATTGGTAGGGCTGGAATCGAACCAGCAGAGCCAATGCGAGCCTACCTAAAGCCGTCTAAGGGCGCTCCCTTAGTTACTCGTCGTTATCGTCTTCGCCAGTCTCCCGAGTCAGGGCGACTCCCTGCTCACCGACGTAGATGGTTTCCCCATTCTTGAGGGCGTCGATGTATTGCTGTTCAAGCACAATTGGGTGCTTGTCCAGAGCCTCGCCCCGAATCTTCGTCGCATCGGCGTCGGCTTCTGCGGCAATACGGACTTCCTCTGCCTCAGCCTCGGCTTCAACGATGCGGCGCTGTTTCTCCTGCTCGGCCTGCTGAACCTTCTGCTTCTCGACCTGAACCTGCTGTTTCGCCTGCTCCTTCTCGTTCAGGGTCTTGTCAATCGAGTTGGGCAGATTGATATTCCGAATCTGGACCGCTTCCAGCACAATCGGCTGACCATCGAAGTCCTTCTCCAGAGCGGCTCGTGCCGTATCCTCAAGCGCCACACGCCCATCCTGCGTGTAGATTGCGCCGTCTCCGGTAGTGCTAAGGCTGGATGCCTCGTCTCGAAGTACGGTGCGGATGGTTGGTCGAATCAGACGACGTTCCATCTGCTCCTCGTTGTTCCACTCCTCAACGAACTGGTCTGCCTCGCCTCCCTTGACACGGTATCGAACGGTAATGTCCACCTCTACGGAATTACCGTCCTTGGTCTTCACGGTAACAGCATCACCACGGGCTTTCTCCCCCTCACCCGCAGTAGCACTCATCGTATACGTTCGGGCACGAGTCTCGACCGGCTGAACGCTTTGCTCAACCGGGACAATCCAGTTTGCACCAGACTGGAGAGTGTCGCCATTCACAGCACCCCAACTTTTCTCAACCCCGACGTGACCTTCGGGGACCTGTTCATACGCTAATACTCCCCCGACCATCGAGAAGAATAGTAGCATTGCGATACCAATTGCGCCTGCTTTTAGTTTTGCACTCATTGTTACACTCAGTTATTCGGGTGATTACTACTTAAGTCTTCCGTTACGACTTTCCGCGCAACCTGTTCCGCGTTACCACCCTGAAACGCAGACAGGCCGATACTCATAACCTGTTCGTGAATCTCTGGACATTCCTTCGAGAGCGTATCCCGCCACGCATCAACTTCGACACTCGGGGCATCCTCGTCGTTCGGGAAGGCAGGCTTCTTCACCTGTGCTTCCGTCAGGAACGCTCGTCGGAATAGTTCGTTCTGCTCTGCCGCTTCAACGAACAGAGCGGCGGCTGTCCAGACTGCCTCATTATACCAGACGGTGGACCGTCGAGTATTCCGAAACATCTCCTCCGTCGAAGGCTTTAGCGCCTCCAATTCATCATAGGAGAGAGCCTCATCGACTTTCTCAGCATAGGTTGTTTCTCGCACCATACTTCTACTTAGGCCGTATGGTACTTAAAAGTTAGGACCGTTATGACGGTAGTACGTCACTTTACTCGCCGCCCATCCACAGTACGAACAGTAATCGAGACAGAGACACATCCCGTTGCTGGTAACGGAGCCGGGATGATATTCTTCGATGTTCCGCTCGTATTCTTCCACAAGGTCGTGGTACTTCTCGTTCTCCGACCAGAATCGGGTAGCGTGATTCACCATACCACGATATATGTCCGTATGTTACTTAAGTGTTTCGTTCTACTCGTACTCGGAGAGCAACTCCTGCCCCACGTCCCGCAACTCGATAGCAACATCCTCGAACTGGTCGTCAGGGTTATCGTGAATGTCCTGCGCCCGTCCAATAATGCCATACGCTACCTCTGCCGCTACCTCGTCGTCGCTGACTTCAATCTCTATCGTGGTCATTTGCACTCGAACAGACGGGCTACACTACCTTAACAGTTTCGATTCGTTCTACATCGAGGACTGCAACTTGCGCCGCTGGCTCCATATGGTCGAAGTCATTATGACAATCACGACAAAGGAGAACCAGATTCTCCTTGAAATGTGCATCATTCCTATTCTCGAACGTGTGTTCTGGAGTTATGTGGTGACAATCTGGAATTTGTCCAAGTTCCTCTGCTGTTGCGCCGCAGTTTTGGCACGTATGTCCATCGAGCCGCCGTACTTCGTTTCGGGCAGGCTTCCAGTTTGGTCCACGATAATTATGCTCCCAATCACCGCCCTTATAGTTGGGGTTATTCTCACCGACCATAGACTGCTCCCTGAAACGACCGAGACACTTCATATCGCAGAAGAAATGCTTCTGACCTAAACGCTTCGGCCAGTATTCATTATCTTCTCCACACCAGTCACACGGGATACTAATCTTTCCACCGTTATAACTGTTGTGTTCTTCAGGAGGTTGCTCTATCTGGAACTGCCTATGGCACTCTGTATCGCAAAATGAGTTATTCTTCCCTTCAAGTTCGTATGGATATTTCTCAACGTCACTCCCGCAAAAATCACAAGATACAGTTAGCGGCATAAATTCTACCTTACATTGTGCAATAGGGTATCCAGACTTATAAACCTTTCGGTTTACGGTGCTGGCAGGACTTCCTTGATTCTGTCGATTGAATCAGGCTCTCCGTCGTCGTCTCGCCATCTCTGGAAGATAGGGAACCGTAGCCCATCGTCAAAGGCTTCTGCCTCTACCTCAAGCGTACTACCCATATAGTTCTGCTGGTTATCCCAAATATTTCGGCGCTGTGCGTCGGTGAATCCAGAGCCGGTGCGACCAACTTCTGTACCATCAGCAGATTCGAGAACTATTGCACCGAGCATACCTGACTTCTCACCTGTGGCTTCCTCGAACCCGACAGCAACCACATCAACTGTTTCGGCTGTGTTCTTCTCCTTAATCCAAGCCTTGCTACGCTTGCCAAACTGATATGACGCTTCGGGGTCCTTCCAGATAAGACCTTCGTAGTTCGACCCAATCACCCGAGCCTCGACTTTATTCATATTGTCATATGAGGCGAGGACGTAAGCGTGCGTGTCACCAGCAAAGTGAGTGGAAGCCCCGACACCCTTTGTATCACCAGCCGCTTCGTGGATTAACTCGTGGCGCTCGGAGTATGGCAGGTCTGCCACATATTCGTCATCGTTGATGATTATATCGAAGAAGCCGAACTCCATCTCCACCTCACGCTCGACGTTCTCCGCCTTCCGTCCAACTCTGGAACTGGTAGATTTATATGTTTCATCTTCTGCAATAACCTCACCATCGAGGATATATTCACCCCGCTCCGGCCAGTCAATCTCATTGAGTTCTGGAAGGCTTGCGGTCACATCGTTGAGGCGTCGGGTAAAAGCGTATGCTTTTGGTCCAAGTTCTTCCTGTTTGACGTGAACGAGAATCCTATATCCATCGAGTTTAGGCTGGAACCAGAGGTCGCTTACATCTTCTGGTAGGTTAGATTCCGGCTTCGCTAACATAGGGTCAAACGGCTTCCCCACGATAGGCCGGTTAGGGAGAGCATCATCCTGAGCGAGTGAAATAAACTCCGTCGTAGTTTCTACGAAGGCTTCGGCGTGCTTCCGTTCATCTCGCGTCCCATCGAAGAATGCCTCACGCATCTGCGAAGTTCCAAGACCAATAGATTCATCATCCAAGAGAGCCAATGTGACAAGACTCGGTTCAATGTGGGCATCGAGCATATTCACGAGCATCTGCTTCTGCTCATTACCCGAGAGTTCTGCAAGTTCGTCCAAGTCCGAGACGAGTGTCTCAAGGTCGTCCACGTAGCCCATATTCTTTCCGTGAAGGCTCTCGCTGACAGTTGGCGCATCCTGCTCTCCGTAGAGTTCCTCCACGGCGCTCTCGGCAGTCTTCTTGCCAATCCCGGCATCGTCGTACCGTTCTCCCGTAACGATGTGGCCGACGTTCTCCGTGTAAACTTCCACGAATCGCTCCTGCTTGCGGGCCTTGCTACCAGAGCCAGACTCGCTTTTGATATAATTCAGCGCATCTCTTAGGTCTTGCTGTGTTACTTCAGTCATATCTATTGATACGGTTGTTAAGGTAATAAGTATTCCGGTTCTAATTCATTATGATGTTCTCTGCATAGAACAAGAAGATTATCCATATTATGAGTTTCTAAATCTGTAAATCTGTTTGGTACTATATGATGAACGTGTAAACTATCTCCATTAGCACACTTATTTTTATCACATTTTGGATGCTCACAAGTATAACTTGCTCTATCCAGAGCCATACGACGTTTCTTACTCCAATCACCTAACCTTCTTTTACGGGGTTCATCAAGGCGCTGATATTTTCCATAGCAATGCTCAGAACAAAAATTATTGTTATTTATTTCAGATGGCGAGCGTTTGAATGTATCTCCACATTCTACGCATTCAACCTTAATCTTCTTTGAACGCCCGTGCTTTGAACAATTGTGGCTACAGTAATTCGTTTCTTTCACCTTAGAAGTTTGTCTTTTAAATTTAGAACCACAACAATCACAGGTGATAGTTACCTTATTGTCTCTATCTTCTGATAACTTTTTATACATACATCTATCACTACAGCAAGGTCTATCCGTATTTACATTACTCTGTTGTCGTGTAAATTCTTCCCCGCATATATAGCAAATTATTTCTACTTCTGTAAGACTCGTTCTGTGACTTCTTTTGTGATGTAATTTTACACCACGTTCAGATTTAAATTTATTGCCACAAGTCGGGCATTCACTCGACATTTTCCAACCGCATTGGACCAAGATAATTCTCACACGCTACTTCGAGAGCCTCACCAAGAGGAACCGAATCTGTTCCAAACTCTGTTTCCCGAACTTCTTCAAGCAACGCCTTCTCTCTATCTGAAAGTTTAACTGCATTCTCTCGTGCCATAGTTCCGTATAGTTAACTACGGGTTACTACTACTTAAACCTTTCGGTTTACTTAACTCTTGTGATGGCGACAGCGTTTATCGTAGATTTTGACACTCTGAGCGCAGGCTTGACCATCACGACACTCTCCGCGACAGGACGTGGCGTAGGTATCGTAATCGACGTGATTTCGTAGCATCATCCGAATGCTGTAAAGGCGTTTATGATGCTCCGTCGAGCGATAGTTATCGTATCCGCCGAGGCAGATACTCCACAAGAATTTCTCCACATCCTCCCTCGTCTCAAGTGTCATCGTTTGATAAAGGACTTTACATCTTCGGGGCACTCGGGGAATCCGTCGAGCGGCGTCTCGCCCTCATTACAGCAGTTCCACGCACGCATTCGTGCCACGTACTTGAACTCGTCCATCCCGATATAGTGCGGGACATAGAAGAACTCTGACCGGAACGCCTCTCGCTCCTCTCCGAACTCTTTGCGCCTGCACGTATGGTTACTCCCACAATCGGTACAGATAGCACGATAGCCACGTTCCTTCTCGCCGTGTCCGGTGCTACCACCATTCTGCACGACCTCTGTGAATCTCTTGTCACTCATACCTCAATGTACGTAGGCTACCCTTATAACTCTTGTGGGTTGAGGTCGTCTGCCTCAAGTTCCATAATCGTATCGAGCGGGTCGTCCGAATCTGAGATAAGGTCGTACACAGCGTCAACCCTTGCGTCAAACTGCTCCGCACACTCTTGCTCAATCTGCGGTAGACGCTCTCTCACTTCACCTTTCGTCGGATACGCCTCGTGGTATACAAGGTCCACACGAAATGGTGCGGCTCCCGTGAAGTCCCGAGATGGAATATCTCCAACCTTCTCACCATCGACGTATACATCTCCTGAACAATCAGGAGAACAGTACGCAGTTAGGTCGTCGTACTCTACTTCGATTACAACCTTTTCGTCTCCGTTGAGCCGGTCTTTGTGGTCCATATCTAATTAATCTCGCCATAGGGTTATAACTCTTTCGTTCCGCGAATCCACGACGAGGAAGATACGCGCTCCGTCAACGATGGAAAGCATCTTCCACTTGTAGTGCCCAAGTCTATCGTACACCATATTGTCCTGCAAGGCTCGGAGCCTATCTTTCGAGTGGATACTTCGTTCCATCATCTTATCCGTGGCGTGCTGACTGTTTTCGTAGCCGTCGTGGACTTCGGGAAGTTGTTCTGCCTCGAATGCTCCTACTATGTACGGGTTTCCTCGCATTGAAATAATAAGGTGCGAGTTGCCGTATCTGACGTGCCAGTAGTTAGGGACGGCTTCTTCTCGGTCGCCGTATTTAAGGACTCTCCAGATGTGGTCCAGTTTCTTCAGGTCGAACTGTACGTTATCCGCTTCCTTCCAAGCGAATCCGTACTCGTCTAAGTCGAGTGGCAGACTCATTGTTATCCATCGTAGATTACTTCAATGCCGTCGCACTCCTGAAGTAAGTCGAGGAAGTCTGCTCGGCCAATGTTACTATCCTCAAATTCGAGGAGTCCGGTATCAGGCACGTAGCGATTCACGTATCCTTCAAAGAGGATGCTTGTGACTCCCGCCAACATCTTTCCCATCGACTCGCTCAATTTCTGCTTCGCTGTAGAGAACGACACGGCTCCCTACCGGAAGCGGAACCTGAATATCTTGTTCCATACTATCTGTTACGTTGTGCATACTTATAAGTCTTCCGCTAACTCAATCATCTTCTTTGCATCCTCCCGATACGCCAATGCAATAATCAGGAGTTCCTCTGAATCAAACTCCGGCCCCGTATACTCATAGCCGGAGTCCGTCAACTCGTGACCTGAGCCGTGCCCATTGATTGCGAGGTAAATCTCTTTGGTGAGAGCGTGTTCCTCTCCATCTTCTGCGAGCGTTCGCATCGGCTCCTGAATATCCTCGATAGATTCGCCACCAATCCACTTAAGGCTGTTCATTCTACTTCCTCAAGTCCCGGTCCATCTGCAATCGGGCAATCCTGATTTGGGCAGTATGGTCCAATCGCAGAACCTTCTCCCTTACACTCCGTATCACATTCTCCACAGACGTACATCAGAGGTCCTCCACGGCTCGCTTCTGAATCATCTGACGAAGGACGCTGGCACATCGAGACGATGTAAGGGAGCGGAAGTCTGCAATATCAACTTCCCAACTCTCTCCCATAAAGATGTTGCCTGCTTCTTCCTCAGCCATATCACGAATAACTGCTTCCGGCAATTCACGCATCATCTCCATCTTTAGACTGCTCCAGTCTCCCTCGTCCACCAACTTGTGCGCCTGCTTCTCGATGCGAGCGTTCGTCACGTACTGGTACGAGAGTTTCTCCGCACCCTCCGTCTGCTGTTTCTTGGAAGCGCCGAATGTCTTCTTGTTCTTCTCCTTGAAGTCGTCTCGGACGAACTTGGCGAAGACCTGCGTATCGTAGTTTTTAAACATCACGCCTTCTGCGTCAACCTCGCCGTACTCACTCTGCGGAACGGAGAAGTCGTAATCATCCCACGCTTCAGCGGAGACAATATCAACAACTTCCGTAACCGGCAGTCCGATATGCTCGAAGGCTCGCTCCATCTCTGTATGCGTGAGCCATCGCTCGTCGTCTTCGTGGTACACGTCAAATCCAACGAAGCCCGGTGTGTTCTCCCAATCGTACTCAAGCGTGTGCGGAGTCATAGCCTCTCCGAAGAACGTTAGCGCCCCGTTGTGCCAGTCCTGCACATCCTCGATATACTTCGGGTCAACGTTCTCTCGAACGTATTCCATCGGACGCTCAAACTGCTTGTTCTCATCTCGAATATGCTTGAACTGAACGTTGCGAGAGCCGAAGACTATATTCCGCTCAGACGTGTGGTATTCCTCGTCCAAGTTGTCCTGATGAGTGAACCGGAAGTTACCGCCATCCAGTTTCTCCTGAATCACAACGTCGCCACTTGCGAAGACACCTTTACTATCCTCGTCGTTAGGATACCGAATTGATGGGTATTTTATCATTATTTAATCACCTTACTATCATATTTGCGCTCGAACGACTTATATCTTTCCATCCAATTCCACATCTTCTTCGAGTCTTCAACACTAAAGTAAATAGAGTGAGTATTCCACTTTGGTTCTACATCGAGTGGTTTAAATAAATCAATTACAGACTGCTCACCCTCCTCGTTAACCGAGGCGATACGCATACGCGATTGGCGGTCATCGCGTTGTTCAATTGAACCATCGCACACATACCAGCACCCAAGCAATTCTGGTCTAAGTGTTAAATCTTTCGGAAACCGTTTACGTCCACTTAAATACCATTCCTCCAATTCATTGAAATATGGGTGACTTACAAATGACAAACGGTACACATCATTAAAGTTCTCCTTCTCAACGTTATTATCAAGCCCAAAGTTCTCGAAGGATTCCTCTGCGGTTTTTACTTTATTAATATTATATGGTAGCGGAATTAACTTACCAATTTCTTGAAGAAAGTCTTCGTTAATATTATGGATAACCATTGCCGCATTCTTACGGGCATCATTACCAGCGCCAGACTCAATGCAACCATCACCCATCAGTAAGCCCATCAATCGCCCTTTATCTACCTCTGTAAGTTGTGGTCTATGACTCTCGTTATATGCCCAATGTTGAGAGACACGCTGATACTCTTTACCGCATTCTTTACAAATCATCTATTGGTAACTGTTGTACCCGTGGATACTTAAACCTTTTGGTTAATCGTGTTTGTTGTCCTTGTAATACTCTATCGGACCTTGCCGGAGTGAAAGTTGGTTGTATACCATATCAATAATTTCTTCTTGCGTAAGTATAATTGTTTGGTAATTATCGGGGATAGATTCACGCCACGATTGGTATTTAAATGTTATCTTACACGGCGTATCGCATTCAATTAGGTCAATAAATTGTTCCTTTGTGACTTCTTCTCCATCTACGGTTATTTCCTTCATATCTCAATAGAGACGGCCTATGAATACTTAAACCTTTTCATTCTGCCCACAGGAGCCACCAGATGAACAGGAACAATGCGGCTCCGCCGAATCCTTCCATTGCAAGCAGGATTGCTCCGATTAATGCAACAATCGGGAAGAACATTATTGCAACGCCTCCGGGTATTCCTGCTCAGGAACGTCGAGCAGTTCTCGAATGTCATCCTTGCTCTCATAGGAGTCAGGGAGCAAGAATAGGTAGCGGTGCTTCGCCTTCCGCTTCTCGGGAGTCCAGCCACGCTCCTTTGCGTCCTCCTTTGAAATATTGACACCGTTCTGACGAGGTGCGCGGAGGTTGCCAGAGGAGTCTCGATAGAACGTATTCTCCCCTGTCATTCCGTAATAGATTGCGTTGCTCGCCTGATAAATGGTTCCAGCGTGCCCCTCCGTAGAGTCTGCGAAACTGATGACAGCCTTATACTTCTCCTTATACTCTTTCAATCCCTTGAGGGCGCGACTGATGAACCACGTCTCCGTATTCTTCGGACACTCATCAAGTGTAACCAAGCGATGCAATTCCGTAACGTGATTCTTCATTTCTTCTGCTACGTCGTCTCTCCAGATGCTACGCCGAACGTTCTCACTAATCGGGGTAGCGAAGGCGCAGACTCCGACGAGGCGTTCGTCGTGTTCTTTGCCACGAGTGTCTTCCTCGTCGATTGGCTCAAACAGGCCCCAACACATCGGACCACCGTGACAGGAGCCGGAGTAATGATGCTCCAAAATGAAGTCCCGCCCCTTTGACGAGTTCATCTTACGTACTTCAAGTTCTGATAGTTCCATACTATCACTTGATGTGCCGTCTACTTAACCCTTTCTATCAGTCCATCCCTTCTTCCGATACATCGTCTTATCCTGCCGCTCCACAGCCTCCTTTGAGTATTTAAGCGACTTGTATAATTGACGCCACGATGTATCTCGATTGATACGGTACAGTAATACACCCCATCCGACTACCAATAACGTAATTGCAATATATGCGCCTAACATAGTATAATCCTCTCGGAAGAACCGCTCTCAATCCTTCCAAGCCTTACTTTACTTACGGACTCGGGGTACTTAAGTCTTTCGATGAGATTCTCTGAGAGACGCATTGCATCCCTGTTATAATCGCACGTCGAGAATGCCGTCAGGAGCATCGCCTTTTCGTAGTCGTTCTGCGGCTCCACCGCTTCGAGGAGACGCTTCTCAGGGAAGTCCTGTTCACTAAATGGACCGTCAGCGTTCTCGAAGTCTTGCTGAATACGGATTACCTTGTGCATACTTACTCTTTCTCGGCCACTACCTTATACCTTACGTTACCCGTCTCACGTCGAACTTTCATAATTGATTCAGGGATGTTGCTTGAGTAGTACGCAACATATACGGTAACTTCTTTCTGCACAGCAACCAGCGTCCCCTCGTTGATTGCCGTATCGACAGTCTGCCATTCCGAGAACAGTTTCTTCTTGCGAGTGCGTCCCATTTACTCCATAACCTCCATCGTCTCACCGTGGAACGTCAGATTCGCGTCAGGATTCTGCGTATTCCAGAGCCACGCCTGTCCGTCGATATTCGTATCGAGAATCACTTGCGGATTGAGTTCGTTCTTGTTAGGCTCCGGCGTCTCGCTCCATTCGTCTTCTTGCTCGAACGAGTCACAAATCTCGTTGTATCTGTCAGTTAGGTCTGTCATATATCTTCATACGTTGGCTCTACATATAAATCTTTCTTATTGCTGTCATTCCCGCAGAACCTCGTCGCCAACCTGCTCGAAGACTTTCTTCTTTACTTCAGCCTCGTCAATGGAACTAAGTTCCGAAATATGAATGACACGAAAGACTTGCTCGTATTCTGGATTTGCCCTGCTGTGATTCTCGGTCGTCTCATACGATTCCTGATTTACCTGCTTCATCGAGCCACCGCGATATGTATCAATATCGTACCGCTTCTGCAAGATGAAGCCGTTCGAGAGCCATTGCTCGACCTTCCATAAATGGCCGTCACCCATCAGCAATCATCTCCCCGATTTGTTGCTCGATGCTCATAGACGCATCGTCGTAGTTCTCGACAATCTCTGAGAGATGCACGATTCGCCATCGCTCGACGTATTCCGTTCCCTCACTTTTAATTGCAGGGTCAGGATTGCTCTCATATTTGCCAGCACTACTCGAACTCTTAATCTTTGAGACATTCGCTCGTTGAAGCACCATCCCTTTGCCGAGGTACTCCTTGTTCTTCCAGACAAGTCCCACAGTCACGGATAATCACCATCCTCCGTAATGTCGAGTTCCTCGAAGCGGCGCTCGACTCGCTCGATGTTGTATTCTACTGAACATAGTTCTACTTCGTTCTCCGTTGTATTAAGGATTGCGAACTCCGCTTCTTCATCAAAGGGAGCGCCGACACTCCCCGGATTAAAGACGTGCGTGTTGTGACCGAACTTTTCTGCATCGAGTTTTGCCTGCTCGTGCGTGTGTCCAAGCGCGACCCACTCTGCGTCAACAAACGACGCAACCTTTACGTAGTCTCGCTTATGACAGTATCCATTTGCCGGATAGCCACACTTATGCTCTCCCCACCGTGAATCGAGCAGGCGCTCCGAGAAGGGATTTGCGTGGACGATATATAGTTCTCCTTCGTCATAATCGAGACGAGTTTCTTCTGGCAATTCGTTGAGCCAACGCTCGGCGCAACCGTATACATCCTCGGTGACGATACGATGCTCCTGCTTCTGACTCGGGTGTTTCGGAACCCACGAGAAGTCCTTACGGAAGTACGCATCGTGGTTGCCATAGACGCAGGCATCAGCGACATCTCTAATGATTTTTGCGCTCCTGTTCGGCCAGCCGAGGACACCCATTACGTCACCGAGACAAACTAATGAATCTACGTCACGCTCGATGGCCTCATCGAGAACAGCATCCAGCGCAGGCAAATTGCCGTGAACATCGCTGAAAACGAGTACCTTGCTCATATAGAAGAAGACGCGGCCCGACTACTTAAGCGTTTCGATTACTCGTACCGTGCTTCGAGGTCCTGTCGAACGCTCGTCGGAATCGGGGCCTTGCGAGAGGTGGACTCAATCTTCCGCCACTTTTCAGCCGAGTCATTCGCCGCATCCTCGAACACCTCAATCGGCGCAGACTCGAACTCGTCTCGACGGACCTGCAATTCGTGGACGCCAGCGTGGTCATAGGAGTTGTACCAGAGACGGCTCGTTGCTTCCTCTGTGACGCCAAGCATATCCAGCGTGTGCTTGTCCATCGAGTGACCGTGATGGAGGCCCGACCGAGCGTCCGTGAAGCCGACGATACGGCTGTTCTGCATATATTCGCTCAGGTCGTCGTCGTAGAGGCCGGGCGTCCCTCGGCCAAGAATCAGGCCGACTGTGGTAAGGAACTGGAGTTCCACTTCCGTAACCTCATACTCCGTGCCGTGAGGCGCGGCGACGGTCGGCTGACGTGCGAGACGGCCATCGGGGAACTGAATCTCCCGAGCCTGCTTGTCCACGTCTGCTTCGACAGCCTCGCCGCCTCGGACAACGTGCGTCTCCGCAACGTCAACAGGATGGTTGCTCGCGTCCCACGACACGAGAATGTCTCCTGCGACGAGCCAGCCATCGTCGGTCTTCTGAATGTCGGTCTTCGCCTCACGGAATCGAGGCATCATCATATCCATCATCCCCTTCCGCACAGTCGGGACGTGCAACTCGTCAAAGAGCCGGTTCAGACGAACGCCATCCTCATCGTGCAGGCTCCAGAGAACGTGTTCGTGCTTCTCCGAGGGAACCCGAACCTCGTCGCCCTCTCGACTAAGCGTGTACGAGTCATTCTGGAAGTCTACCTCCACTTCCACGCCGCCATACTCGAACGAGTCCCGGTCGAGGACATCATCTTCCAGAATCAACTGGTGCTTCGCCGTCTTGCTCACAAGTTCGTACTCTCCTTCACCAAACCGAACGAGCCACGCATTAGGGCCGCCCTGACCCGGCACGATTTCTCCATTTGCGATTTCTTCTAACGTTTGAGTGTTTTTGCTCATTACAACTCTATATTAAACCCCTTACTACTTAACTTTTTTGTCAGGCCACTTATATTCAAATCCGGGTATCGGTTCTCCTATATAGTTGAATATATTCTTACTTGTTTGAACATTGAAACATATTGCTGAATTTGTTGTCCCTGAGTATTTTCCATTATTCCGTGTGGATTCATTCCAATATTCTACATCATATCCAATATTCGAAAACATTTTCTCTACTTTATCTTTATTATTTTGTTCGTTGGAGCAGGAAATGCTAATATAGTTATCCGAACGAGAGTTATGGTAGTGCCCATCACAAACGTACCAATGTCTTAATATTGTAGGAGTTAATTCTATTTCTGGATATACTTTCTTTCCTTCTGTATACCAATTTTCATATTGTCTAAATTTCTCTGAACGTCGTGTCCTCCATATATATTGGTCTGAATAGTTAGACGCATCGGCATCAGGTGAGAAATTTCTATCTCTATTTTCTCGTGCCTTTTCTTCCGCTGTATATCGCAGTTTGACGCCAAGACTCATCATTCCAAATAAGTCATCCAAATATTCAAGATACTCTTTAGTAATTGAACGCACTCGAATATATGGATTCCTATTGCTATCTCTCTTTACAGACCCATCGCCCATAACCACCCCGGTTAAGACTTCATAAAGAAATTCAGAAATTTCTGGTTGATGTGACGGATTGTGTCCCCAATGTTGACCAATCCGTTGGAACTCTTTTCCACACTCACTACAAACATCACTCATACCAAATGATATGGGACCTAACTACTTAAACCTTTCGGTTTTGCCTATTCTTCCTGACTCGGCCACTTGCCCCCGCAGGCTTTGACAATCTCGATACCTCGCTCCATCTTCGAGGAGCCGGGAGTGAGGTACTTCTTATCACCGAAGACCTGACTGAACTCAGGTGCATCGTGGTCCATCTCGGGGAGTTCTCGGTTGAACGTAATGTCCACGAGGTTGAGGGAGTGATTCTCCTCTCGGATGCCCCGAGTGTTGTAGCCTCCGTTGACTGCGATAATCTTTGCATCGAAGTCGTCGCTGGATGCGTGGTCGATGGAGTCTGCCTTGCCGGAGTTGAACACTTCGACACTCGCGGATTCATCAAGGCCAGCGTCCGAGTGCTTGTTGAGCAGGTCACGCAGGCTCTCACCATCGTCGGCGTACTTCGTGTGAATGTCGTTCGGCACGAATGCCACAATGTCTGCCACGTCGAAGGTATCCAGTTCCTCCTGCACCAACTCGTCTCGAAGGTCGTCGTAGTCCGTGTAGACGTTATCCACGTCCTTGAGGTAGTTAAAGACGTACTTCGGGACAGCGGTGACTGCGATACCGGGAGTCCCGCGAGAGGCGCACCGCGTACTCGGCGTGGTTCCCGAGAGTTCAGTCTGGTCGTAGACAATAAGTTTCTTCGCGGAGTAGCGACCCACGCTGAAGGACTCGTCTGCTTCAAGGCGGTCCACGAGGTAGGACACCTTCGTAGTGCTGAAGTAGCGTCGGCTACGCTTTCCGACACGAACTTTGATGCGCTTGGTGGTAGGGTCGCGGCTCGTCCGACGACCGCCAGACGAGGACGTGTTGTTCACGTAATCCGCGTTCTCCCACTCCTCAGCCACATCGTCGTCCAGACTCGGCAACTTATCCTTCAACTTGCTGGAAGGCAGGTCCTTCAACTTCTTGAATCCCCACAGGTCTTCCAGTTCTGCGTACCGCTCTTTGGTAGACTGACCATCCGAGGGACTGACACGAATGACGTGAGTATCGCCAAGACCCCACGCAATCTCCGCCTTCTTCTGGCTAACGCTTTTGCCCATATAGACACCATCCGGTGCTTCGTCAATAATCTGCCAAATCTTCTTCTTATTACGCTTGGCAGGCTTCTTGTGATGCGCCTGATTGTGACCACGAGGGACGACCATCAGACTCTTGCGAGACTTGTCAATCTTCTCGCAAACACTCGTCGGGACTGTAACGCCGAAGGCATCTTCGAGAGTCTCCTGAATGTTGTCAGGGTCGTTCTCTCCGTAGGACGGGCCGAACTGCTTGTAGGCTCGGTAGAGGCCAGACTTCTCGCTTCGGTCGAGCGCCTTGAAGTCGTCCCACGAATCGAGGTCCGTGAAGCGTTCCTTTGCA